CATCCGATTGTCCCGTCCACATACACTAACTGTGTTGAGCTATTTGTTGTAAGTGTTCCATCTTCTGCGGTTGAGTTTATAGGTTCGCTATTTCTACCAACAGTTACTGTTCCAGCACCCGCGTTATGTATGACTACTGTATTTCCCGCACTGGGGCTTGCAGGAAGAGTAATAGTAAAAGCACTTCCACTATTTGCAATTAATTGATCCCCTGAAGTTGCCGTATAGGTGCCTGTTTTAACTGACCATGCGGTATAAGCTCCACCTGCCGATGCAAAACTAAGGTTTCCTGATCCGTCAGTTGTTAACGCCTGTCCCGCATCGCCATCACTAGAAGGTAAGGTTAAAGTTATATCTGACGTAGAAGCGGGGCCAATCAATGTTACTTTGTTTGTGCCATTATCAGAATCTTCAAAAAATTCTAAAAAACCAGCGGAAGAAGCCCCGTTCTTTAACTGCGCTCCCGCATTGATAACAGGTGTAGTAATAGTTGGAGTGGTCAGTGTCTTGTTTGTTAATGTGTCTGTCGTTGCTTTACCAACTAGAGTATCTGCTGAAGCTGGCAAAGTTATTGTAACGTCGGCTGTAGACTCAGGGCCAATTAGTGTGACCTTATTCGTACCATTATCTGAGTCTTCAAAGAACTCTATAAATCCTGCGCTAGACGCTGCATTTTTAAGTTGTAGCCCTGCATTAACAACAGGCGTTGTTAACGTCTTATTTGTAAGCGTGTCTGTCGTTGCTTTACCTACCAATGTATCAGCAGAATCAGGCAATGTAATGGTTATATCCGCAGTCGAAGCAGGGCCAATTAGTGTGACCTTATTCGTACCATTATCAGAATCTTCAAAAAACTCTATAAAACCAGCGGAAGTAGCCCCGTTTTTTAACTGTAGCCCTGCATTAACAACAGGGGTCGTAATAGTGGGGGTAGTAAGTGTTTTATTGGTTAAGGTATCTGTTGTTGCTTTACCTACTAAAGTATCTGTAGAAGCAGGTAAAGTTAAAGTCTTATTACCGTCAAAAGCTGAATGAGCCGGGGCTTGTATTTGTACATAGTGTGCGTTACTTGATTCACAATAAAATTTTACCGTGCTTTGTGTACCACCATTTTTTAAAGCTATATCGCCTTGACTAATTTCTACACCATTAGTACTACCACCTGCAACACCAAGCGTTCCCACTACTGTTACATTAGTAGTTCCTGTTGGTATTTCTAATACATCCGCATCTGCATCATTCTTTATCGTTACATCATTGGTAGAACCTTGCCCCGTAAGAATAAGCCCTTCTGTACCTGTGTACCCCATAGCAGCGTTATCCCCTGCTGAAGTATCTCCTGTAGCTTCTACAGTGCTTCCGGTTATAACCCCAGATGCAGTTAAAGTAGCAGCGGTTGTAGTACCTGTTAAATCAAGATCAACCAAAGCATCAGCTACTGCAGCCCCCGCTCCAGCCCCATCCAGATAGACCGCTTTAACAGCCCCAGTGCCAATAGTGACTGTCGCACCAGAACCTTGTTTAATAACAATGGATTGTGAGCCAGAAGTAGCATTCTCAATAATTTGAAAACGCTTCATGGTATTGGGGCCAATAGTAATTGTACAAGCCGAATCTAACGTACCTGTATATTTTAGATATATAGCTCTTGCTTGATCGGAAGCCCCATCTGCTACGGTAGAAGTATGAGTGTCTGCATTGGTAGTTATTGCCTCAGTCCCAATACCTAATGCTTCCCCAATTAGCTCAAGAGATGTATTTGTACTAGCCCCCCAATCACTGTCACCAGTAGCGGGTTCTGCCACTCTTAAATTATTTACATAGGTCGATGCCATAAATTATGCCGCTATATCTGTCCAATTTGGTGTTTGTGATGTACTTATTGCCGTCCAATTAGGAGTTTGATCTGTTGGAACTATTCCCCACACAAGCACATCATTTATACCTGAAGTGCCTAATACCCCTGTAACCCCTATAGATATACCTCCTCCCGCTGTTTCTGTTGTATTCCCAGCAGTAGCAGAAGCTGCAACACCTGTTACATTTACCCCTGTATCACCAGTAGTGGTAACACTGCCTAAAGCACTGGCTAACCCAGTAAAGGCAACGTCTTGGTCATAACCTCCTTCGTTGTAACCTTGGGTTATACTGTCATAACCCGAAAATAGTATGGTTACGTCAGCCATCAGGCGATCCGAATTATGGCACTACTAGCGTCAGCAGTAGGAAAACTAACAGTAAAATCCCCACTACTTGATGCTTTATCTGATCCAAAATCAAGCACCAGTACTGCTCTATTAGCGGAACCTGCTGTAGTCGAAGAGTTATAAATTAGTGCTCCTCTAGCGGTAATAGTAGAACTAGACCATGTAGTATCTGCAAAATCTAACAATGCGGTAGTAGAAGAAGTAGTAGGAGTAACATTTGTTAATGTGTTCCCTCCAGCAGTATAGGCTGTTCCACTTGCTTCATTGCTAGTGCTGTATGCCGTAGTACCCGCTCCAAGACTAGCACTGCTAGTAAACAAAGCAATTTTAAACGTGTTACCAGAACCTGTAGAAGTTGTAGTACCCCCACCAGAACCACTAGTAAAATTATGCACACCTTGTAACAACTCCTGTTTAAAAGATGTACATAATGCTTGAGATATAGCCATTACAGTTTCCTCAGTATTTCAGCCATATCTTCATGGCCTTGTTGTTTAAGCAAGTTATAAAGTGTAGTTCTATCACTCTGTATAGCTTGATTTAAGGTATGTACGATTACATGGAACATCCTTTCCCTAAACGCTTCTGCCTGTTGTTTTAGTATAGGGTCTGTAGTGTCAGCAATACTTATTAACTTAACAACAGCATTTGCGGCTAATTCTTCTGCAGAATGCCCTCTATTTTCAGTAGTCTGTACGTTGAAACTACCTGCCGCTGCTTTTACCTCAACATCAAACATATCAATTCACCTGCATCTTATACTGCCCGGAACGATAAGTATCTTCTCTTAACTTATTATCAGCAAGTGCCCCTAGTAACGTAAGCGCCTCCATGTACATTTTTTGATACAAATCTACTAAATCAGGCTCTCCTTTCATAAACCTGATAGCTTCTACTAAAGCCCCATTTAACAATGCGCTATCAAAGTCATCTCCCAGCCAAGAAGTACTTGCAGTAACTATAGATTCTGGGTAGTACCCATAGTGTAACTCTACGTCAAAAGACGCATTAGGAGTTGGGCCTACAATACATGAGGTATCAGTAAAATAAGCATAGTGCTTTGGAACCCCTGTTGTAGCAGGATTTGGGTATGCTTCCCGCATGAAATTTACGTCTTTATTCAACAGATAGATGTAGTTACTAGAACTAATTATCGCAAGTGAATACGTCCATAAAAAATCAGTAGGTAGTGTAAGATACTTAGTACCACTCGATAGGGTACCCGTTTGATTCTTACGTAACGCAGGGAATTGAACAGTGTTATAGATCTTCTGCTCTGTTTGTTGCGTAAACAACTTTAACTGGTCATCTGTAAAAGTAGTCTCACAGATATCCTGAACATTAGTCTTTAACTCTGTATAATTCATAACTTACGCCATCGGGCCTCTTGCGTATATCCCTTTTGTAGCTGCTCCAGTGCCCCGTATTTTCACTTTTCTATTATTAGCGTTCTTTCCTTTTTTCTTTTTCTTTGTTTTTGGTTGCTCAAATAACATACTTATACTCCTTCTAAGTTACTGTTACTGTTACAGAACCTACACTTGCGGTTCCAACTAAATCATTAATCGTTAACTCAAATGGGTTATTTCCGTTACCTACTGGCTCCCATCCCCACTGGATGTTCCTACTACTTTCATATCCAGCAAAATCTGGTCTTGGATCTTTAACAGCTTGTGGGTCATCTATTGGAAACTCCCCTAACCTAAGTTGTGGTTGATCTGGGTTCCAGCATTCAGGACACGCTTTTATATTTGTATCCCGCCCTTTTTCTATTAAGTTCCTTAACTCCTTTAACTTATAACGAAACCCGCATATATCACATTCTGCTATTGCTATTTTTGCAGATGCGTACCTAGCCACTATATAGCTCCAATACGCGGAATATAATAATCCGAAGTCTTCTCTCTATCTTCCGCAGCCGCCAAAGCAAAGGCTTCATCGTATATCTGTTTTAGCATAGGTACTCTTTCTACTAACTCAGGTATCTTTAGAGCAATATTGTAGGCTAATCCTGCTACCAGACAAGGTAAAAACCTAAAATTCATATCCGCAGTTTCTACCCCATTACCAGCGTCTTGGATACGTCGTATACGCCAATACCTAATGACATAGGTATCACTCTTATCGGGTACAGGCCACAGATTCAATACAGGAGCATCCCTTTGCCTGTCTATCCACATTTGTATAGGTCTACCTTCACTTAACTTGTTAGGTATAGAAGAGTAAGCACTTACCCCTATACGGTTAAGGGTAATGTCTGATTGAGTAGTTGTATTGCCAGAATTAGTTCTTATTACCTGTTCTATAAGGTCTATAGTGTCAGCAGGTAAAGTGTACTGAGAAGTACTTTCTGTAAGAGATACACTACCTTCCTCTACAGTCCACAGATTAATGCCCCGGTTCTGCCACTCTATAGTCATCAGATTCATAGACCTACGAGCAGTTCGTAGATCATAACCAGAACGCATCTCTCGCCCAGCGCGTTCCCACGCTTCTTCAGCGATTTCAGTAAAATCCATGTCAAATGTAGCAGTACCAGAAGTAGCCATAATTACTTACCGTTTAAAAAGGCTATAGAATCTTTAACAAGAGCCGTTTTATTTTTTCTACGGTCTAACTCTAATCCGTGTTGCCGCATTTCTTCTTCTAACTCAACTTTAGTCATTTGGTTAAGTTCAGACTTAGAAGGTACTCTCACCTTTTGTTCTTTTTTTGGGGGCGCTTTCTTTTTAGCTTTAGGAGCAGCAGGTTGCAATTCATTCAGCCTTGCTTCTGCTTCTTTTTTACCCATAAGATCGAAAACGGTAACATCATAAGTGCCATCTTCTTTCTTAGTGCCTATTTGAAATATAGGCTCTCCTGTATTAGAAAACACCCCATTCTGAAAGACTTCTAACTTACTCATAGATCACCTCATTTTACAGGGACGAACGCCTCGCTGAGCAATACCTGCTCCACGAACGCTTACGTTTCCCCCACTATTAAACTTCTTAACTGCACCGCCAGCTTTAGCCCCTCTACGCTTCAGCCCTCGTGCTTCGTTGAGTAGCCCTCGCAAAGATTCTTTATAGCCTAGATCTTCATTCCCTGTTCTTGTTCTCCAAGCGTCTAAATCTTCTCTAGTAACAGCAGCTTTATCAACAAACTTCGCAGTTTTTTTGCCCGGAGCAGCTTTATCTTGCTCTACTCTTTTAAACGTACCAGCGAGTCTATTTTCTCCTCTAGCTTGTGCACGTTTTTGACCTGCAGCAACAGTTGTAGGCATAGGCACATCTGCTTTACGGCTTTGCTTTTTAGCTGCGGCCATATTTTTCTTTCTTGTGTCTTTTGCTTTCTGTTTAGGAGTAACAGGTGGTTGAAGAGGTGTCTTTAACTTTTTCGCTTTGTCCCTATCCACAAACCGTTTCGTAGCTTTAGCATCTGATACCCTTGTAACAGGGACTTTCTTTCGACTAGCATCTTCTGCACGTTTCTGTCCGGTTTGTGTTTTAACTGGAGGACGTGAAGCAGCCTTACTAGTAGGTCTTACTTTTGGCCTACCTGCAACCGGGTCTTTACGTTTACGTACAGCTTTTGGACTAGTTCTACCTTTTTCAACTTTCGGTGTATCTTTTGATTTTTTTTCGCCTGATAAAAGTTCTTCTGCTGCAGCAAGCCCTGCTGTACTAGCAGCAAATTTTGTCGCACTTTTTCGCCGTTTTGCGGTTCTAGCTGCTTTGGTTCTTTTTTCTGTTGCCCGTGATTTCACGTCACTTTTCTTACCAACTCCACGATTCTTAGTTAGTCCAGAAGGAGAACTTATAGAAGGTTCTTTTGCGGGCTTACGCGGTTTTTTATTACGTTTTTTAAGCCGCCTCTTAGCTAATGCTCTTGCTACAGCCGGGCCTGCTGCTCTTGCGGCTGCTATACCTAAAGGTATTAATGGTAATGCCATAATTTATACTCCTATACGTACAATGTTTTTTTCCTGCGGTTATTCATAACCACTCCGCAACCTTTATGGTGTCTTCGCCTTCTAGCAAGCCCACCTTTTTTAAATTTAACTTCCGCAGCTTTAGTATTTTTTACCACGGTTTTACCTCGACTACCTTCTCGTTTCTTTTTCTTAGCGGTACCTGCTCTTTCTTTCTTAGTAAGATTTTGAGCTTTCTTTCTAGGTAGACAACGATCAGGGTTCTTCTTATCTTTAGAAGTACCACATTTACCTTTTATTTTGCCGTCAGTACCTATACGCACCCAATCCTGATCTCGCCATCTCTTTAAAGCCCCCATTATTTTTTACCTTTACCATACTTAGGGTCTTTACAATATTTACTAGCCGCCATATTAGCGTAAGCAGATGGGTATGTATCAAAAGTACGCTTTGCCCAAGCTTTACCTTTTGCACAAATCTTACCCCCACTTTTGTAGTATCTACGCATATTAAGAACCTTTCATCTTAACCATTTTAGCTGCACGTAAACCTTTTAACTCAATACCTGCACCGCGCACTTTACCGCCTTTGGCATAACCTTTGGTTTTCATTACGCCACCTTTGGCATAACCTTTGGTTCTCATCATGCCACCACCTTTCATACCACCTTTGGTGTTCATCATACCACCACCTTTCATACCACCTTTGGTGTTCATCTTAGTTCTCATCATGCCACCACCTTTCATACCACCTTTGGTGTTCATCTTAGTTCTCATCATCATTGCTCTCCGCGTACAAATTATCAAATGTAATTGAAGCACTCATATAACTATCGTCACATTCTGCGCTATGAGTCCATTGGCTAGGTCTAAAGTCTGGTGCTCCCTCTCCACACTCCCAAAGAGCAGGATTTGTGACTCTTACTCTATTGTTTGGAAGAGCTACTATATTACCTGTCCAAGGCCCAGCATCAGTAAGTTCTAACACATGGCTTTGTTTATGTTGAGCAGGATCATCAGAAATACTGCTATCTGTATAATCAACTGTGAACATATACTTACCAGTATAAAACTCTCCATCTATCTTACATACCCAAGGGCTAGAACTTGTCCTATCATAGATATGTACTTGATGATTACGAGAACTACAGTCCCAAGGTTGACACAATCTTGGAGTCATAGCTTCAGGCCATTCTTCCAACACAGTATCTCCCACCAGTGCAGTTATAGGCATACGTGCCCACATAGCTCCACCATGTATATTGGGTTCGTTATCATCGTCATATGTCTCAGCCCCCGTAAAAACTAACTGAAAACTTAAACACCTATCTGGTATACATGTCACGGCTATTGCTAATGCGTGTATATACTCTCCATGATACTGTTGATGGTTATGTGTGTATTCTTTTCTAACCCAACATTTAAAATGCGGTATATTCGATTGCAAGTACGCCAACTAACATCTCCATCGTCTTCTAGCTTGTCGTAGCCTAGAATTAGGATTTTTAGCTGCTTTAGGGAATTGTTTCATCTGCCCTGCGGAACGAGCGCAATAAGACTTACGCCTAGACGCTCTTTTTCCTTTAGGTTTCTTCTCTGTAACAGCCGTTTGTAACTTACTTCCGGGGTTGTTTCTACGGTACTTAGCAACCCCTTTTTGAGTCATACCCGCACCAGATTTAGTGGGGCGTTTATCCCCACTTTTAATCGACATACCTTTCATGCCCGTATCTTTACGCTTACGCTTACGGACAGCCCCGCCTTTCTTATAATAGATACGCATAGAAGCGTCTACGAGAAAAACGTAGTCATTGCTGTAAGGTCTGTAACCGCAGTAAAAGTTACAAATCCCCCACTAACAAATAAAAGGCCGTCATCTGGTACATCAGGGTAAGAGTTAGTACTAGCTCCAGCCACAGTAGCAAACTGCATTTTTATTGTGCCCGTGCCAGAACCTTCTCTAAACACTATCGTAGCTGCACCGCTACCATTAACCACATAAATACCGCGCAAACGACAACGTGCTACAGATATTACTCCACAACAGCTAGTCCCAGAACCAGCACTAACATTACCAGCAGGATCACCTACTGCAGTTATAGAAGTAATAGTGGCAAAAAACTGTGTGCCTGTAGCTGTACCCGCATTAGCTCCTGTTACAGACTCTGAAGCGGCATCGCCTGATTCATCTGTACCAACAACAGTAAAGGAAATCCCAGAATCATCACCAGCACTAAGAATGGTAATATTTCTTGGGCAATCAAAAGTAACTGACCCTCCAGAAGCTAGAGCACCTCCTATTACAAGCGCAGCATTATTACCTACGGCAGCGGCGGTAGAAATACCATCAGTATCTGCTGCTGCGGCAGTTATAAAACTGGATGTTACATCACTACCTGAACCTTTAAGGGCCATAATAATTTACCCCCCATTAGGCAATTTGCACATATTCAATAATGAACGTAAACGATCCAGCAGTGGTCGCATCAACAGTATTAGTTATGTTGCAGTAAATAGTTCTTTCAGCAGATGCGTATTGAACGGACGCAGGAGCAGTTGTGCCGCTTTGCGTTTGTACTACCAAAGTTGTCGTTGTTACATTTCCAAGAACAACAGTAGTACCTCCATCCAAAATTTCATCTGTTACTGCAGCCACAATTTGTGCGCCAGAACTACTGGTTCCTACTTCATAACCAATATCCCCTGTTCCAATAACAGGAGCAGTGGCACAAAATATTTTAATGTCTGTAATAATGGTATTTGCAGGTTGTGTAAATTCACCGATAGCAGGACTATCCCCAGCAGTGGTGTTTACAGTTACCCCAGTGGCGAAACCAACATGCTTAATGTACTTGTCAGTTACAATTCCAGTGGAAGCGATAGTTGCTACATCGGTAACAGCACCAGTAGTAGCATTTTTTGATATTACTTTAAACCCATTTTCGGAACGAACTGGGCCGTCGAACGTAGTATTAGCCATGTTAATCTCCTGTCTTGGCTAGTGTCAGTCCTAAGACTGTCAGGAAAAAATAAAAAGGGGGGCAAAGCCCCCCTGTATTATGCTCCGGGTGAACCGAAAATACCAAGCGGATCTGATACCCCAAAGGAATATCTTTCTCGCGCTTTATATCTACTGTTGCCCGTATCAAAATCAGCATCCATAGATGTTGACATCGGGGTTCGCGTAAAGTGCTTCAGCCCATTAGGAACATCAGTCGTTAAGAACCAAGCATCTGTATCAGTCAGATAATGGTTAACTGTATATCCACCGGGGACAGCACCGTTATTACGAATCGCATTGATATCGTTATCTGCGGTACCAACTCTTCCTTCTGTTTCTAACAACCGTGTTGCCACAAATTGTAGATCAGATGGAATGATTAGCTTAGTAGCTTGAGCAGCTATCAACAAACCACGCTCATCCGTCCAACCTCCGATTTGAATGATAGCGGCTTCCAGAGAAGTCTCATTCAAGTCAGCGTTAGTGCCGGGGCGGTTTGAGTTTGTGCCACCTGAAACTAATGGGTGTGCGGTAGAACACAAGGTTTGCCCGTCCCCATAAGTCGTACCAGCAGCAAAGGCATTGTTTAGTAGCCAATGCTTTGGTGTATCTGGCAGACAAAGAATCATAGAGGTTATCCTCTATAGCTTCTTCCGTTACAGAAAAGCCCATTGCAATAGTTTCGTGTGTGTACCTAGCCGTAAAGGTTTCTTGAGCATTGTCATATTCGATGGCAGAGCCTTCGTCTTTAACAGGTGCCGCAGAAAAGCCTGACAGCTTGGTTTCTTCTTCAAAAGAACGATCAGAGGTTTCAGTTTCATAAATCTCCGAATGCTCTTCGCCGTACTTAGCATACTCCAATCCGAACAAAGCGTTCAATCCGGGTAGGAGTTCTTTTAATAATTGCGCTCTTGAAATAGCCATATTATATTAACCCCTATACTCCGGTAGTGTTATCGAAAGCATGCCCTGCATTCCACTTAACAAGTGCTTCTGTAAATCCACCAGAAGAGTTTGTTGTCTCTGGAACTAGATCTACAATGCGGAAGGGCAATGTGTTTGTTGTTGCTGAAGTATCAGAAATAGCACACTTAGAGTTACCAGTGATAGTGCTACCAGCGTTATTCACACCAGCTACATTAGCCCCGATATCAGTAATTGCCAGATCTCCAATAGTTGTACCAGAAGATACTACTGCTACTTTAAATAAAAGATCTGTTGCATCAGCCACATAAGCTTGAATATCAGACGCTGCCGTACTAGCAGGAAAATACTGCTTGAACGTAGGCTGACTCGTACCGGGATCTGTAAAAGAGCATCCCAAGAAAACACCAATCGGTGTCATGGCAGCATCAAACGTATCACGTTCAACAGTGCCTCCAGTAACTAGTTTAACTGCATCCCCATAGAAAATGTCTGTACCATAAGCACTAGCAATAGAATAGTGTCGTACTGTACCAACAAAAGGAACGCCGCTTAACAGTTTTACCGGAATTAGCCCATAAGGGGCATCAATAGTTGGATAAGCCATAGCTTATACACTCCTATATTAAGTTCCGTTTCCAAAAGAAACCTTTGTTTTTCGATCATTAAAGATCGGCATACGAGGGTCACTTTCTCTCATAAGGTTGTTATCCACAGAGGCCATCTGAGATTGGGTTTGAGTTTCGTAGTATTCGCTACGCTCTTCCACCATCTCTACTGGAGCTTTACAAAGCATTAATCCCCCCATTACTACGTTATCTGCAAAGCGTTCGTGCTCTACAGTAACTAAAGTAATTTCAGGATGATCTACTGCTTTCACTGGTTCCCAACCTTCACGTAATTTTGAAGAAACATTAGTGGCATCAGTTGTTCCACGGGAACTAACTCGTATCCAACGGAATATATAACCGTCTTCTGGCGTAGGAGAAGGTAGTACTTCTGGTCGCGTCCACGCTCTTTTTTGAGTAGTTTTTTCTCGTGTCTCTAACTTACGATCTAATCTGTTTTCAGCCATTACT